CTGGCATTGTTCTTCCATTCCTGTCGCCAACTGTTTTATATTTATCTACATTTGGTACAAAATCTTTAACACGAACATAATCCAAATCTTTATTAGATGCCGCCAATGCATATGTTCCAGTTTCCGTTTCTGGTAAAGCAAATAAAAACTCATATGCAGCCGTAACTGGAGAATTAAATTCAGTTGGTTGAAATTCAATTTTAGAATCAGAATTTAACAATTCGAATATTTGTCGACTATTATCTCTAGTTATACCGTCCCGGGGATTCGGTCCACATAACATAATTACGCGTTTTACTTGTGGATTACTAGCATATCGCTGTGCTAATTGCATATGAGCGCCAGTGATTGGTTTAAATCCACCAGGAAAAAGTACTGTTACATTATTCATTAATTATCCATTTATTAATAAATATTGTATATAATAATTACGATGTAGTTAATTATGGTATTTCGATGCCGACCGGGGCAGCCGGGGCTGATGTAGATGAGCCAACGACGCGAGATGTACGAAACACAAAGTTTTTTAGTTTAATAGTTCCAGTAGCCCCAGTAGGATTAGATATTGATAATGTAGTATGTATTAAAACATAATATCCTTGCCGAGCTTCAATAGCAGCATTGGTAATATTACGATTATTAGCTCCAGATTTTAATGTTAGTGGTGGCGCGAAATCGATTGATGCTCCGCCGCCTAAACTACTCTGAGTATCAAACAATCCATATTTCGATGATCCTGAATATGACCCTGTAATTGAGTTTGCTATAAATGCATTTAGATAAAACGTTTTATTTCCTGCAGTTGCGTCTGTACGGTTGATTTCATATGTATATGATAACTGCATTCTAGTTTCTCCAGGCAATATAAACATACGGAAACTAGGGCCGGCTACTGCAGAACCAGTAGTTGTTGTTGGAGTCCCATTATCTGGCAATGATGCTATACTAACTGAGTATTCGGTATCATCAAAATATACTACCCTACCAACATTTAATCCATCTATAAATTCATTGTTTGAATCAAATAAAACAGTCGATCCCTGTACTGCTATAAACGATGACGCTGTAACATTGCCAGCAGCTGTTAAGTGAAATCCACTTGAAGAAATTTGTAAGTTTCCTGTAGATCCTGATATAAACTGTGTTGCGGGGTCGCCTAGAAAAAATGTTTTTGTGTGAACATCTAGACTAGAATCAGCAGTAGAATATCGAAAATAATTATCACCATCGGCATATAATTCTAATCCAACGCCACTGTATGGTATCCCGCCTTTAGTATTTTGCCCTTGTAACGCAGATCCAGACCACAATAAAAATCCAGGATTTCCAGTTTCAAATCCATCATATCCCAATGACCGTACAAATCCAGCGTTTGCATATCCACTTATTGCAACCCCGCTATTCAACGAATCTGCTACATACAATGACCCAGTTAACAGTGAATAATCGCCGTCAATATATCGGTTTCCACCTTGCCACGTGTTGTCGTAATTAAAACTAATTAATTTGCTACGTGCCCCAGCAACATTGTAATACTCAATTTTAAATGCTAATTGATTTGCAGATTTATGTTTTGTAGGTACCTCTGTCCTAATTCTTGTATAATTGGGAGTATATCCAGGATCGTTATCCGTAGTGGTTCGTATGTCTGATAATTGCCATTGCCCGGCATTGATTACGAATATTAGTACGCCATCGCCTGATTTATCTGCTTTAAAATTTATTTCATAATCATCGACTCTAGCGCTATTGGCATTAACAGTGAGTTCGCCAATTCGTTTACCTAAGTTAACTGGTAATTCTTGATTATAATAATCTGTTACATTATAATTAAAAGCAGATCCGGAAGCATATACATAAATTTCAGGATTGTTATTCGAGCTCGTATTAGATTTTTGTGCATATGCATCAAATGTAATTTTATATTGTGAATTTTGTATAAACTCTCCAGCAAATGAACTAGTTATTTGAAAAATATGAACTGCATTTTTATTTGTAATATCAATTGAACTAGATATTAATGCTGCATTATTTATAGATGATGTTGTGTATATTAACGTAGGCGCCGCTACTTCAGTTTTACCTAGATATGTATGACCGTCCCAATAGGTATCAATAATACTTTGCGATGTAAATAATCCAATACTAGTATATGGATCAACCGAACTCGTGTTAGGAACAAATATTTCTGTTTCTGATAATTCAATATCATTTGTCAATTCCCAAGTGCCAACAGTTCCTTTTCCAGATGCATATACTTTAATTCTGGAAACATCCCCAGTTGCTGGTTCTAATCCTTTTATTTCAACTAATGCAAAGGATTGCGAATTTTGAGTCGGGACATATGTCGGAGTTTCTTCATAATCAATTGTATAAGATGATGGAGAAAACGAAGTATAAGTATGTTGAGATAAACTCTGGCTACTATATCCAATGTACGGCGTATTTAGTATCGCAGAATGATCTGATAATATTTTTTTTATTGTAGTTGTATAAGTTGTATTGCTTATGTTATTTAATGGCGTAGGAGATAAATTTTGTGGTGAGGTAACAGTTAATGTTCCGCCTACCATGTCCGATATAAATTTACCACTATTTAATATAGCAATTGGCGTTTTATTTTGATATTGATATTCAATTGTCCCAGTAGAATATTGAGGAAATTGGCTTATCAAATAACTACGATCCAATTGCACTCCTACTTGTTCTTGGATAACAATTGTAGGATCTTGTTCAAATATAATTTCTGAAACATTTGGAGCAATTGGGTTTACTGGTATTGTTCTTGTCCAACGTAAATTAATTTTATTTTTCCATTCAATCGGTACATTAGATGATTCGCCTATGATAATTATTGTTGCATCCCCTGGCGAAGTATCTTCATAAATATAAATCGAAACTACCCGGGACTTATCTTCATCGATATAATTAATAATTTCAGCATATATAGGATCGCCGTTATAATCTAATACTTCAATTCTAACGTCAGATCCAATTTTCAATGAATTTGGATTCCCTCGAAGTTTTATTAAGTTTTTTCCAGCTGTTAATCTTGTAGGAAATTCTGATATTTGAAAATATTCAGTAGACAGTAAAGATGAATCTTCAATATATACTGGGATGTTTTCTAAATTTTGTTTAACAGCTGTTTTTCGTTTCATACCAATAATATCAATTTATAATAAATACCATTTCATAATAATATGTTATGTATGGACAATTTTACTAAAACTATCAATTTTATTAACTTCTAATAAATTGTCTACCATATCCCGCATAGAATCTACATGTGAGATAATAATTGAAAAATCAAATTTTGTTCTTAAGTATTCAAACAGATTAACTACAGAAGCTAAATGATCAGCATCTAAACTTCCCCACCCCTCATCAATTGCAATAAAATTTGGCCTAGGTAACGCTGAAACATTAATTAATCCAATTCGTATAGCTAATGAAGAAATAAATCGTTCCATGCCAGATGTTAATTCTAATGGCCAACTATTATCTTCATCATACACGATATAACCATTAATATTTTTTCCATCTGTTTGTAAAACAATATTAAATTCTACAATCTGATTAAGAACGTTATTAATCTCAGATTCAATTTTCGGCAATGCGGTTGCTACTAATTCATATGGCACACCATTGCGTTTAACTGCTTCTAAATAATATTCATACGCCTTATATTCAGTTTCTAACTTTTTATATGTTTCTAATTGAGTCAATGCATTTAACTTTTTTGTTTTAGCAACTTCAATTCCACCATATTTGCTTTTTATGTTATTTGTTATTAACTTTAATTCAGTATCAATATCAACTAGTTGTTGTTTAATTTCTTGTATTTTCAAGTCAATAACAGAATTTTGTTCTATCGCTGTTTTGTTTTTAAAGAAATGTTCTTGCCGTTCTTGATTTGTTTCTAATTCAGATTCTTTAGTTTGTAAATCACTTTCAATAATCTGTAACAACAATTCGTTTTTTTATAACGTAACAGCATGAATTGT